TGCTATTGTTACTGCCATGGTGAAATAATATTTAATTTTATAGATTTACCTAGTAGTTTCTGAATAGGTTTCTTAAGTACGTTAATAAGTTGATCGTTAATAACATCTTCAAAGAATGGCTTCGGTTTTTGTCCTTTCTTAACAACGCTATTCTGAACAGCCCAAGCGAAAGAATCGTAACTTTTAAATTGTTCTGGTAAACCTATACCCTTTTGAGATATCCAATTCTTAATAGAGTCATGAAAACTAACCCCACTGCTAGGGGCTTTACCCCAATTTGGCGCACCGTGTGAAACTTCAGTTCCGTTTACTCCGTAGTTTACATACTTCCAATAGAAATCCATTGTTATGCCAACACTAACCGCTTTACCGTTGTATAATGTCTTTGTTGGTTTTATACTTTGTGATAAGTTTCTACTAGCATCTACATTTCTGTCTTGCATAGCTTTACGCAAATCGTCAATAACTTCTTGGGTAAGTGCTTGTAGTAATGTAGATAAAGGATTGCCAGCCGTATTATTAAGTATAGCTTTAGAACTACCTAAATTTAAACTACTTAATATTTCAGCTTCTGTCATCGTCTAACTATCGTTTTTGTCGGAGGGTTATCTTTCTTTATTTTATATGTAAAGAAGTTTACCCAATTATTAAATGTAAAGATATTAATTTTTATTATATCTTTTCTATTTTCGCCTAATTCTTTTGCTAGATAAATTATGACTTCATGCCAAGACCAAACATTCTTAATCTCTTTTTTATCCTCTCTTTTAATTTTAGGCTTTCCATATAGTTGCTCATTAATTGCGCGTCTCTGAGCAAAAAAAAACCTTGAAGCTCCACAAAGTCTGTCATTTTAAAATGTTCTTTAAAGTCTTCATATCTGGAACTTATAGGATAAAGCATATTTTCGTTTTCGTCCATGCAACCGTAGATAGTTCCCTTAGGTATGTAATTAATACAAGCTAATCGTACAGGGTCATTTACAAAGTCTGAATTTTCTACGTCAATATGGTAACCTACTCCTACTTTCTTTTGATCCACAAGTTGATACTCTATATCATTTACGGTTATAAATTGTTTAGGGTTTCCATTAACTTTATATCCTTCAAATAAATTCATGCAATGGCTAAACATTTTCTCTATATCCTTATAGTCAATAGTCAATAACTTAGAAACTGATACCAAAGTAATATTGGCCAAGAATATAACCTTATCATTTAAACTAATGCTTTCAACTTTAAAGTGTTCATCACTAAACGCTTTTAAATGTCTTATTCTTAAATCGTTTATTGTCTTAGGTAGTTTTATTTCAAATTCATTATTTCGTCGCATAGTGTTGTTTGTATTTGTGAGTTTTTAATTTGTTCAGTATGTATATTTACTATTGTTCTTTGTTCTATAATCCAACCCTGAGAATGTGGCATCATAAACATTTTCTTTTTATCCTTCATTGCCTTAAGTGAGAATATAACATCACTCATTTTTTTGTGTTCAGAATCTAGTAAGCTTGTCGGGTTAAAGTAATCTGTTTTAAATGCAGTTACTCCCGTGCCACACACATCTAAATACATTCCATTGTTAACGGTCTTAAACGCGCTATAAGAATCATGTCCTCTATAGTATTCCACCCCTATACCTTTCAATCTACGCCCGTGGTAAGTTACTATACAATTATGTTTGTCTATTGCTTGTATTGTTTTATGTATGTAGTCACTTGGGTAAATAATATCATCGTCACAACTGAAATAGTAAGACGGTTTAGTCACATAATTCAATCCGTAGAACTTGCCGTTATCGGTTAGGTTGGTATTTAGTTCGTTATTGTAAACTATTATCTTATCAACTTGACCCTTTAAAGAGTCTATAGTTCTTTGCAGTAATAATTCACGGCCTTTAAAAGTTGCTATTCCTACAATTATGGGTGTCCTAGTGAACTTATCTCTAATTGCTTGTATCTTTTGCGCTCGTTCACCTTGGTTTATTCCTTTACCTAAGCTCTTTTGAGCGTCATGTCTACGGTAATTGTAAAGAATCTTATCTGTATATCCTAACTTATAACCAGCATCTAATAATCTAAGGTTTAAATCGTACTCTTCAGCACAAGTTAATGACTCATCAAAGCCGTTTACAGCATCTAAAATGTCTTTTCTAAACATTAGTGTACCTCCGTGAATAACATTATTGTATATCATGTCATTAAAAGTAGGATGTTTAAATCTAGGGTATTGAACTTGCACGCTATTTGTATGTACATTGTTAGCAACCCCATGAATAAAGTCAAAACCTTGCATAGCTTCAACACTATCTGTAATTGAGTTAGGTGTTAGATAATCGTCTTCACATAGATATTTAATATATAAACCTTTCGCGCGTTTAATACCGTTGTTTATATTTGTTGATACGTTAACATTATCATTTTGTATTAATAACTCAATGTTAGGATATGTTTGTTTTTTAACGCTTTCAATTGCTACATCTAAATAACCCCTATCAATTGAATAGGGAATTATAATACTTACTAGCGGCTGTAACATAGTAACCATACCTTAGGAGTTAACTCTTCATAATGTGTTTGACTCCAATCTTTAAAACGTTCTTCAAAGTCGGACAACTGTAATTTAAAAGTATGGTATTGGTCTACTTCAATATCTATGCCAGTTAAGATAATAACATTCTTTTGCGCTATCTTTTTAATGTTGTCTATTGCCTTATCAAAGTCTAAGCAGTTATCTAGTACAGCCATACAGCAAACGGTATCTACTTCGATGCCCTCAATAGTTTCAATACTACCTTTCAATGTTGGCACTCCCTTAATTGGAAAAGCATCTAAACCGATATACTCAACATCTTCAGGAATACAAGTTTTTAGGAACTGACCACCGCAACCAACGTCTAAAATACTATTGCCGTAACCGCACTTGTTTAAATGTGTTTCATAGTCTCTTAAAATATTCGGAGCTGTTCTATTATCGTCCGTGTGTTGTGCTTTCTGCTGTCTTGTACGTAGGTTTTCAGTTGCGCTTTTCCACGCTTTTTTAGTTGCTTTCATTTTATTAAATCTAGTATTCGTTTCCCTGTAGCTTCTATTGAATGTTTACTATGAAAGTCTTTATGAAACCTATCATTAAACGTTTCTGTTTTTAACATTGATGTCACTAGTAAAACTTGTCTAAAAGTTTCTTTATCATTTGCTATTAAAAAATCATGTCTAGTAAAAACATTCTCGTAAACTTCCTTATTCAAATCATTTGTAATAACTAAGCAACCCAAAGCTGTAGCTTCAAATGCAGTCACTCCGAAACATCCGTATGGTTTGCCGTTCAATTCAGGCTTAAATAGTTCAATATAGATATGGCACTCTGCAATACGTTTTAAGTTTTCGTCATGCGGTAGGATAGTTTCGTCTATTCTAATCTCAAATTCATCTTTAAACGGTTCTAACATTCCCCTAATCTCTTTCGTGCCTTTTACAATTGCATTACTAGGATAATGACCGATAATAAGTTTACCGTCTTTACGTTTGTCTACGGGTTTTAAATCTGTGTGAGGTGCTAAGTATTCAATGTCTTTCGCTCCTAACTCCATAAACTCTGTTTGGTCTGTAATGCAACGGTAAACTATTGGATTGAATATGTTGTTATAAAAAAACGGTTCATCTCTATATCTACTCCCTGAATGGTAAACAATTAATTTACCTTTGAATTTAGCTATCTCAATAAGTGAAAGTATAACGGGACAACTATGGAATATCTGTACAACATCGTAGTTGTTAACGTGGTTTATAATATATTGCCTATCTACTACCTTGCTTTCTTCATTATATCCAAACACATGACTGTTTAATGTTAAATCTTCACATATAACACCTATCGACCTTAAAGCGTTTGCGTTATTGTGCGCCATGTTAGCGTAATCATTACTACTTAAATTAAGGACTTTATAATTATATACCATAGTATTACTGATATTATTATTACCACTATAAAAGACTTTGTACTCATAACATTATGATTATCTTTTGATTCTTCATAGCTTCGATTACAGATGAATAACTAAACTTTGAAATAGCTAATAGTATTATATCGTTACCATCCCTAAATATACCGTTTATCTTTATCTTAGGCAAAGGACTGATAAGAATATTGTTTATAAACTCAGCTTCTGGTATCTCTCTTAACACCATATTTTTAAAGATATTGTTTTTCATGCTTGCAAATATAACATTTTATTTTAATTATTACGCATGAGTACCAATATAATGACCTTTTTTAATTAAGTCTTTTCTAGATTGTATTGCTAAAGCCAAAGATATAACCCCATCATCATGCACACCCTGAGGAGCTGAATACTTAACACCCCTAGTCTTTGTATCATAAATATAAGTAAAGGCTTCTAGTTCGTTTATTAGCCACTCTTCATTAAGTATAGATATATTCTTTTGCTCAAATAATAGCGCTAAGTCTTCAATCATAACGGGTTTTGTTTTACTAGAAGTTACATAAGGCTCTATAAATGTACGGCATTGTTTATGCAGCATCTCATAGAATACATCTCCTTGATTGTTAACCTCCACATATATCTTTGCTCTGAATCTATTTATTACTTCAGCAACCTTGTTTATTATATTGGTCCAATCGTCCTGTCTCCATCGTTCAACGTGTATCATTTGATTATCACGGTTAACAATAGTGAGTACAGTATAATCGTCTGCTCGTCCAATATCTAAACCACCAAACATTAATGGAGTTGATACAGGAAATTCATTAACACAATCTTTTATATTCTTAAATAATCCACTAGCATTATCTAAAAATTCAGCTAAGTATTCTTGTCTAAATATATGGTCTGGCAAATTACGTCTACGTTCTTCTAAGTCCTCAACGCTAATCATTGGATTATCATAACTAGAAAAATGAAAGTACTTATATCTATTGTCGTAGTTATGCTGTAATGAAAGTTTATAAAAATGGTTCTTACCTTTTGGAGTTGAAATAAACAGTATCTTTTTTCCTTTAACTAATACGGTCGCACTTAATACTTCGCTCCATAATTGCTCTCTGCTAAATGCTATCTCATCCATTATAAGATAGTCGAATGTATTACCCCTTATATTGTCAGGACGTTCACCAGAAAAGAATTGAATTGTAGAACCGAAACCTTTGATAGTTAAATCTGAGCGGTTGAATTGAAAGAATCCACTACGCTGGCAAACCTTTTCCATTTCATCAAATACCTTTTTTGATTGCTTATAGATGGGAGTAACCCATGCAATACTACAACCTTTATCATTCATAGACCAATAAAGCAATTGATTAATGCCTAGCATAGTTTTACCAAACTGCCTACCGATATTTAAAATATAATACTTATACGGCTCATGGTTTATACTGTGATGTATTTCCTTTTGCTTATCGTGCGGTCTATATCCTTTAATTATCAAAGTCGAATCCTTCTACGGTTTTAGTTTCAATATGTTGTTTGTCGTGCATTCCTAAACGGTTCTTAGCATAGAATATACCTTTGCCTTCATTGGCTACTATATCGGTTGCTAAGGCTTTGAAAGTACCCTCTATCTTTTTTATAGTGTCGGATTTGATTTCATTATCTGATTTCATCCAAGTATAATAAGTATCTCTATGAATGCTTTCCATGTTTAATAACGGTATCCAAATGTTAAGAAAATAATCTATTGTTGGGATATGTCTATCTCTAACTTCTATAACTTTTCCGCTTCCAGAAACAACTTCTTTAGTATGCGCTAAACATTCAGAAATATAGTTATCTGCATGCTTGCCTAAATTGATTATAAACTCATCTGACTTAGCCATTGATTAATTTATTTAGTATTTCCTTTGTCGCGTTACGTGGCATTTTAATACCTTTATCTTTCAATAATGCTTTCATCTCTTTAAAACTCATTATTTCAAACTGACCACTTATTACTTCAGTATCTAAAACTATCGTTAACGGTGCAGTTTCGTGAAATCTTATAAAGTTATTAATTATGTTAATTGCATTAGCCCAACAACCTGAACAATTTAAAGATAACGTCTTTTTTGTTATTGCTTGGTATATTGTTTGGATATGTATTTTCTCGTCAAAGGTCGATGGCGTGAATTTAGCTATTATTTTGTTTCTTAATATATCTAAAGATATACGTCCTTGTC